GATCATGGCTCTGGTATCTAACCAGTGCATGGCACTGCCCTCCCACACTGGCCTTGCTTGGCTCTGGTGACGGCTGGTGGACTGGCTGAACTTGTCCTTGTTGGCAAACCAGTGGTTGTTTGCGTAAATGTAGATAGGGAAGTGGTGCCCGTAGCTGAAGACTACGTACTGTTCATCGCTGGATTCCACCAGTGTGGACTTGATCCATGTACCCCATAGGTTTGAGCCTTGAAAGGGTTCACGACGCTGAACGTATTCACGACAGTTTTTGTTGGCGATTTTCATAGCTTGCGCTCCAATCAGTTGTATAAAGTGGGCAGTGAGATGGCACTGCCCAAACCATTCCCTCAAGCAAGTTTCTGTACAGTGGCTTTGGTAATGGTGACACCACTCGGTGCTTTACGGGCTGGGAGTACAGCGACATAGGGTTTACCCCAACGATCTGCGAAAAGCAGCGGTGTATCACCAAGTTGCTCTGGCTTGTAAAAGCGGCACTCAGCTTTGTGCTTTTTACCAAGGGCTACCATCGTATTGTAAAGTTCTTCCACAGTGGCAGCACTAAACTTGCCATCATCATCGGCTTGGACAGTGATCTGACCCTTGAGGTTTTTGATAATTGACACATTGCCGTTGTAAATCTTTGCCATGATAGGCTCCTTACATAGGTTAAGAAAGTTTACAGAGAGTACTGTAAAGTGGCATCGCTGCCCAAATCCAGTCTCCCGCCAGTGCGCCGCCCTGTCAAGTTTGGACTGCTTTCCCAAGAGAATTGATGGTTTAAAGCGATTTGATCTAAGTTTACGTGTAAACAATCTACGTTTTGAAGGGGATTTAGATCGTGAATAGATCGTGCAAGTCATTGATTTATAAGGATGTTGCAGTGCACAATCTAAATAATCTACGATTTTGGAAGTAATGTCGCGCTACAAAGTTGAATAGTTGAGTAAAGCGTAGGGTTATTCATTTTGTGGTGAGTGTTGTATTGAAAAAACGTAGATTTTATAGATTATCTATATTAGTTTTTATCTATAGCCTGTGGTCTTTTCTCGCAAGTGGTTGATTCCATTGGCTTTTACCTAACTTGACACGTGTAAACTTGTATAGTTACACGGGTTACCCCCGTATAATTAGCGTTAGATTATTGAGAGATCAAGTAGATTGTGTCAGGTTAACGTGTCAAGTTAGTGTTTTTGATAGTTTTTAACTATTACCCCACATTGATTTGCGACTGTCAGGCTATTAAGGCGGCTGCAAAGGGGCGAGCCGTGACCCCCCGACGTATAGTTAAGCTAAAGCTTAGAAAAAACAGTGACCCTCAACGCGAATACAAGGGCACTGGAACCTTTGGGCAATAAAAAACCCGCCTTTCGGCGGGNTTGTGGNTAGATGCTCATCACCAACACCAGCAACAGATACATCACTGGGGCTGCAACTAGGGCACCAACTAGGGCTTTCAGGTTGTCACTCATAGATTTCTCCTATGCAGGGGCTTTCGCCCCTGCTGGTTCACTTCACCATCACTACCCGAATGTCTGAGGGGTTGATGTGCTCGTGTTCGATCAGATACTCTTGGAACTTGCAGGCTGCGCTGTCGCGCTTGAATGCCCTGAAGTACATGGTATATCCAACAATCCACTTGACCATAAACCTGACAGACTCTTGCTTGCGAGACTTCATGGTAATCTCCATTTCGCTTGGGAAACCAGCCCGGTTGCCCGGGCTGGGTGATACTTACGCCAGTTTGGTTACTGTGCTGCGCTTAACCTGACCATCGGCTCGTTTGGGAAGCAAGGCAATGTAGGGGTTACCGTAGCGGTTTGCCAACATGACGGGTTCAGAACCGTTTTCGACCATGAACAGAGAGTATTTGTTGATCGTTGCCTTGCGGGACTTAGCCAGCTTGAGCATCGTATCGTAGCACTCGACAGCGTTCTGAGCCGAAAACTTACCCTCTGAATCTTTCTTGAGGGCAATCTCGCCTTTGGTGTTGAGAACGATGGACACTGAACCTTCAAAGGTTTTTGCAGACATGATGTAACTCCTAGAGACTACCTACTATCCGCATACGGAATGTGTGCTTCAAATAATAGGTAGTCCAAGAGAGTCACGTTGTTAAAGAGCGATGTGTTATTAGCACAATTTCAGTCTCACCTAACCTGACAGAATTGTCAAGTATCAGAGAGAAATCGAAGGAAATAATACCTGACAAATCCAAAGGGTTTTTGTCTGCCTGCCGCCAGCCAAACCGAGCCAAAGGGGAGGGGGGAGGGGGGTACATGGACTTGGATTTCGATGCCCCCCGCCTGTATATCCAAACCCCACATAGCAAGATCCGTAAAATCCAAAGCTAAAAAATTTTTAGCCTCAAAAAATCCAACGTGTAAAGTTACCAACGCCTAAATACTATCTTTAACGGAGGTAGTATGAAGGTAACGATTGAACTGAAAGACAAGTGGGTGTGGTTGATTATCTTGTTGTTGCTGTAGAACGAGGGGGCACGACGCTCCCGCAGCCCCTTGACACCACTGCACAGCCACACTATCCTTGCCACATGGACCATCTACCGCTAAACCACACCAAGTGGAATGACCGACTGGCTTTCGATGTGGCACTGACCCTCGAAGGCAGCGGTGAAACGCTCCAAGAAATCATGGGGCGGCACAACATTACGGCAAACGAGATACTGGTATTCAAACAAGACCCCATCTTTTTGAAGAAGGTGGAGCACTATCGCAATGAAGTGCGCGACAAGGGGCTGACGTTCAAACTCAAAGCCCGGGCACAGGCTGAAGAACTACTCACCACCTCGTGGTTATTGATCCATGATCCGGCGGTTTCCCCCGCAGTCAAAGCTGACCTGATTAAATCCACAGTAAAGTGGGCGGGATTGGAACCCAAGAATGATGCCGTGGTCGAAGGCGGCGCAGGTGGTGTAAAGATTACGATCAACCTTGGCAACAACGCCGAGGACTCCAGAACGATTGAGGCTCCTGTAACCCCCCTTGAGGATGACGATGCAACTTCCATCGAGTATCGAGAAGCTGTTTAACACCACCTACAACGATATGAAAGCGGCGAGGCTGCGCACTGCGATGGAGTGCAATAACTTGCAGGCGGCGTTGAAAGATATCGATGTGTCGTTCACGACCAAGATCAACAAGTCCAAGAAGCACGGGCGGGAGTTCATCGTGATGTTGCCAGTCCCCCAAGAGACAACCGAGGCAATCGAGGAAGTTCATGTCGATTGAGATTAACTATACACCCCCGCCTACTGGCAAGCGGTTCATGGCAAGTAACGCCAAGATGCGGGTGCTTATGGGTCCGGTGGGGTCGGGCAAGTCGGTGACATCCAGCTTTGAGATTGTGCGCCGTGCGTCCATGCAGCATCCCAATGCGCAGGGCATACGCAAAACCCGGTGTGCCATCGTGCGGGAAACCGCAAGGCAGTTGCAGGACACGACCATCAAGACGTTTCTGGATTGGTTTCCGCCCGGGCAGTGCGGGCAGTTTATGCGTACCACCAAGACATACTTCTTCAAAGTAGGAGATGTTGAGTGTGAGATTATGTTCCGTGCGCTCGATGATGCGGATGATGTGGCAAACCTGAACTCGCTGGAATTGACCTTCGCGTGGTTTAACGAGTGCCGGGATATTCACCCCGACATCATGGATGCGATGAGTAAACGGGTTGGGCGATACCCCAGCGCCAAGGACGGCGGACCCACATGGCATGGAATGTGGGGCGATACGAACCCGCCCACGATGGATACGTGGTGGTACTATCAAATGGAGGGGCTTGATCCCAAGGATGGGGTCAGTCCCAACGACAACGGGTGGGATGTGTTCAAACAGCCCTCGGGCAGGAGTCCCTATGCTGAAAACGTGGAGAACTTACCAGAGGGGTACTACGATACTCAGGGTCGTTCCGAAGAATACATCCGGGTTTACATCGATGGGGAGTACGGGCTGTCAAGTGCCGGGATGCCCGTGTACAAGTATTTCCGCCCTGACTACCATATGGCAAAGGAACGTCTGCGTGGGATACTCAACGGCGTTCGACCTGTGGTTATTGGGATGGACTTGGGGCTTACACCTGCTGCCGTCATCGGGCAGCAAGACCCCCGTGGACGGGCGCTGATACTAGACGAGTGTGTCAGTTTTGATATGGGGGTGCAACGGTTTGTGCGTACCATGCTCAAGCCGCTTCTCTACGAACGCTTCCCCGGGGCGCCAGTGATGGTGGTGGTTGACCCGGCGGGAACGCAGCGGGCGCAGACGGACGAACGCAGCGCGGTGGACATTATCAAAGCCGAGGGGTTTAAGGTGATGCCAGCCAAGACCAACAACGTGTCGGCACGGATTAACGCAGTGGATGAGTACTTGATGCGCCAAGTGGATGGTGACCCGGCGTTTCTCGTTGATCCTCGGTGCACACAGCTTAAAGCTGCCATGATGGGTGGGTATCGGTTTAAACCCAAAGGCGATGGGGATATTGACAAGAACAAGCATTCGCACGTGGCAGAAGCACTCCAGTACCTCATGTTGCACATAGGCAACGCTTCTGAAGGCCATGCCATGCAGCAACGTAGAGAAATTAAGAAAGTACCCGCAATGGGTTGGACGTGATATACTTGACCCCACTTGTCATCTCCCCTCCCCTACCCTCATAGGGGTTTTCCCCCGTTGAGCTTTGCTCCGGGGGTTTCTTTTTTGTAAACAGCGTGTATACTTGTTTCCAGTACCTGCGCACGGAGGCGTCATGGCGACCAAACAATTCACGATGTACTCGACAAATCCCAAGATGGATGGTTCGGGTGTCACTGCGAAACAACCTCGTTCCGAGATGGTGATGACCAAAGACTCGGTTAAAGAGGTCAAGCTTGAACCCAAGACAGTAACTGGCGGTATGATGTACAAGAAGGGGTTGATGGAGCAAGAGAACTTTCGCAAAGACAAGACCATTACCCGCCCTGAGATGTTGCGTGAAGCAGCCAAAATGGTGAATCAGGGTACGCCACCTAAGTATGCGATGGATGTACTTGAAGAAAAAGTTGAAGCCCGCGACAATTACAACACATGTTCCTACTGGGATAAGTAAATGGCTGGACTGACATTCTTGCGAGTTGTAAGTAATTCCGATCTTGACAAACAAGAGAAGGAAGCAACCAACCGCGCTCTGCAGGAGCGTCAGAATCAACCTGTCATTCTTGGGTTAGCTGGGTATCTGCGACAGTGTTGGGATGTTGCCCGTCTTGCCAAGCGCCCCATTGAACAAATCATGCTTCAAGCCATGCGTCAGCGCAATGGCGAGTATGAGGCTGACAAGCTACAACAAATTCGTGCGCAAGGTGGCTCTGAGCTTTATATGATGATCACGGAAGTGAAGTGCCGCGCGGCTGAGAGTTGGTTGCGTGACATCTTGCTGGACAATGGCTCACCTCCGTGGGATTTACATGCTACCCCTATCCCCGATCTGAATCCTGCACAAGCTAAAGAAGTGCAGGGGATGTTTGCGGAGAAAGTCCTCAAGATCGTTGAGCAGTTTGGCAAGGCACCAACACAAGAAGAAATGCGTGAACTCAAAGAGATGGTGTCGCAGGACTACCGCTTTGCGATCATGCGCGAGGCACAGACTCGTGCCGATAAGATGAAGCTCAAGATTCAAGACCAGTTTGCGCAAGGCGGCTGGGAGCAATCGTTTAATGACTTCATCACTGATCTCGTGACATACCCTGCAGCGTTCGTTAAGGGTCCGGTTGTGCGCCGCCAGCGTGCCCTAGGTTGGAAAACAGACGCCACGGGGCGTACCGTTGTGGAACCCACCGTAGAGGTTGGCTCCTGAGTATGAACGAGTCGATCCGTTCCGTATCTACCCTGAGCCGGGGATTAGCACCATTAACGAAGGGTACTTGTTTGAGTTGCATCGCATGACTCGAATGGAGTTGTCTGACTTGATCGGTGTGCCCGGGTACGACGAAGATGCTATCCGCAAGGTGTTGGATGAAGGCAACGGTACGTCTTGGCTAAACGAGGATGTGGAACTCCAGAAGGACGAGGAGGAGCGTAAGTACTACGCCTATATGCGTCCCACAACGGAGTTCGATGCACTGGAGTTCTGGGGTAAAGTTTCTGGCAAGATGCTGGTTGAGTGGGGTATGTCTGAAGAAGACGTGCCTGATGAAGCCCGTGAGTATGACGCCAACGTGTGGTTGATAGGCAACTATGTCATTAAGGCGGTGTTGAACTACGACCCGCTGGGTGAGAAGCCTTACGCCAAAACTTCATTTATCAAGTGCCCCGGGGCGTTCTGGGGTAAGGGTATTCCCGAGATCATCGAGGATTTGCAAGGCGTGTGCAACGCTGCTGCCCGAGCATTGGTGAACAACATGGGTATCTCCTCTGGTCCACAGGTGGAGGTTAACGTCGAGCGGCTGCCTCCCAACGAGGATATTACCCAGTTGGCACCTTGGAAAATCTGGCAGACCATCAACGACCCCGTGGGGTCAAGCGCACCAGCTATCCGGTTTACGCAACCAGATTCACGTGCCACTGAGTTGATGGGTGTTTATGAGAAGTTCAGCCGACTGGCTGATGATCACTCCGGTATTCCGGCTTATGTCTACGGTGACCTAAATGTGCAAGGGGCTGGGCGTACATCGTCTGGTCTGTCCATGCTTATGGGTGCCGCAGGTAAGGGTATCCGGCAAGTCGTGATGCACATCGATACCGATGTGGTCAAACCCATCGTCATGCGGCAGTTTGTATATAACATGCGCTATGACGAGGATGAATCAATTAAGGGTGATGTTGAGGTCGTAGCTAAAGGCGCGATTAACCTCGCAGTCAAGGAAACGGTCAACATCCGCCGTATCGAGTTCCTTAACGCAACCGCCAATCCTGTCGATCTTGAAATCCTCGGGAAGGAAGGACGAGCCACTATCCTACGGGAAGTGGCGAAAGGATTACAAATGCCTGTGGAGGACGTTGTTCCGTCTCGGGAGAAGTCAGACTACCAAGGTCGTATGCAAGCGCAGGCGATGGCTGCTGCCGCACAACAGCAGCAAGCTCAAGCCCCGCAAGGTACGCCAACGCAGCCTGATGGCACTCCCAAAGGTGGACAAGAAGCCAACACAGTTGGGAGGGCGGCATGATCAAGCCCGAGCCGCAAGTCCTACGAGGACTAGCCAGTGCCATCAAGCAGCACTCTGAGGTTGTGGAGTGGCTTGAGGGTGTGCTCGCGCATGAACTTAAACGCCTTCCTTACGCAGTAGACAACTCGGCAGTGTTTCAGGGGCGCTGCCAAGTTCTGGTCGAACTGATTGAGTTCGCCAAACAATCCCCTGCTGTAGCGGCAAAGTTACCGTAACTCGCCGTCTAATCACGCATACCGATAGGAGCGTTCAACATGGCACTTCCAGAGCAAATCCGTAAACAGACCGAGGCTGTACAGAAATTGTATCAAGACCTTAACGCCGACGAAAACACAGGCACAGATGTTGCTGTTGCCGATGGTACCGCCGCGCCCACTGAGGCTGACAACAATCCTTCTTCTGCCGACGAGAACACTGTAAAGGAGACTGCTGCTCCTTCACCCGCTGGTGAGCATAAGCCGGGTGATGACAATGTGCCGGAAGATACGGTCTTGCAGAAGTACAAGACCCTTCAAGGTATGTACAACGCCGAGGTCCCACGCCTGCACCAGCAGAATCGTGAGATGCAAAATCGTGTACAACAGATGGAACAGTTGCTTGCTTCGATCTCTGCGCAGCAATCCAACACCCAAAGCCAACAGCAAGTCGTTGAGCAGTTAGTCAGCGACAAAGATGTTGAGGAGTACGGTGAATCGCTTGATGTAATGCGCAAAGTGTCCCGCGAGGAGTTAATCCCCGTAGCACAACGCTTATCCAAGATCGAGCAGATGTTGACTCAGATGCAGATGAACGTGGTTCCGCAGGTTCAAGCGGTGGCACAACGTCAGCAGATGGGTGCAGAGCAACAGTTTTGGGCTGATCTAGCCGCTGCGGTCCCGAACTTCCGTGATGTAAATGGAAGGGAAGACTTTCAGTCATGGCTGCTAGAAGCTGATCCGTTGACTGGCATTACCCGCCAGACGTATCTTGACGACGCACAACGCAATCTCGACGCACGTCGTGTTGCGAATTTCTTCCGCACTTGGCTAGAGTCCACTGGACAAGCTAACGTTGCTCAATCCGTAAATCATGCTTCTAACTCTGAGTTGGAGAAGCAGGTTGCACCCGGACGCTCAAGAGGCTCCGCCAATCCTGCAAGTGCCAACAAAGCCAAGACGTACACCCCACAAGACATCCAGAAGTTCTTCAACGATGTTCGGTCAGGTAAGTACAAAGGGCGAGAGCAGGAGCGTGATCGTATCGAACGCGATATCTTCGCTGCCCAGCGTGAGAATCGCATCCAAGTTAATGCGTAATTAGAGGAGTTTTACCATGTCTTTTCCCGTTTCCCCCGGTCGCCCAAACTATAGCGGCAACTTTATCCCCGAAATTTGGTCCGGTAAACTGATCGAGAACTTCTACGACGCCACTGTGCTCGCAGCCATCTCGAATACCGACTACGAAGGCGAGATTCGCCAATACGGCGACACCGTCAATATTCGCACGACCCCCGAGATCACCATCCGTGATTACGTCAAAGGTCAAAGCCTGACGGTTGAGAACCCCGACAAGCCGAAAATCCAATTGTTGATCGACAAGGGCGAGTACTTCGCTTGCGTTGAGGACGATGTGGATAAGGTTCAGTCCGACATCAACTTGATGGATACGTGGTCCAAGGACGCTTCCGAGCGTATGAAGATCAAGATCGACACCCGTGTGCTGACCGATCTGTTGCCCGACGTTGATGCTCTTAACAAGGGCGCTACTGCTGGTCGTATCTCTGGTGCATTCAACCTCGGTACGTCGGCTTCACCGCTGACCGTGACCAAGGATGGCGCATCTTCCACGACTTCCGTGATCGATCTTTTGGTTGACATGGGTACCGTGTTGGACGAAGCCAACGCCCCTGAGCAAGACCGCTTTGTGGTTATCCCTGCCAAGATGGCTGGTTTGATCAAGAAGTCCGAACTGAAAGACGCTTCGCTTACTGGTGACAGCATGTCCGTCGTTCGTAACGGTCGTCTCGGTATGATCGACCGCTTCACGGTCTACGTCAGCCACAACTTGAACCGTTCTGGTACGGGTTCGGCTACCAAGTACAGCATCATCGCTGGTCACAAGATGGGCTTCACTTTCGCATCCCAGATGACGAATATGGAAACCATCCGCAGCGAGTCCACTTTCGGCAACATCATCCGTGGTCTACAAGTCTACGGCTACAAAGTTGTCAAGGGTGAGGCTCTGTCCACCTCGGTGGTTACGCTCGCCTAATGAATGGGGGCTTCGGCCCCCTTCTCGGAACTCATCTTGAAAGGAAATTGAAATGACTGCTTTCACTGACTCCCTCGGTTTTAACAAAGGCACCGCTGCCTTTCCCGATAGCTCTCCTGTTAAGAAGTTTGAAGTAACGCTCGACTTCGCCGCCATCAAGGCTGCTCGTACTGCTGCTGGGGCTACTGCTTTGGCTGCTACCGACACGCTTCAAGTGATCAACTTGCCCGCATATTGCGTGGTCTTGGCTGCTGGCTTGAATGTTGTTTCGGCTGAAACGGTTGCTCCTACGGCGACGTTTGACCTTGGCTACACGGGTGGTAGTCCCGCTGCTGCTAACGTCTACTGCGATGACTTCGCGTCAAACGCTGTGGCAATGGATTCGGACAACCTAGCTAACCCCACGGTTATTAAGTCGGCTGACACCATTGACCTTCTCATCAACACTGCAGTGCCCGAAGATGCCGTTGTCAAGGCATGGGCAATTGTTGCTGACTGCAGCTAAATAGCAGGGGCTTCGGCCCCTGTTTAAGGAGAACATCATGGGTGTTTATAAAGGTATTGCGCAAGATAACGTAACCATTAACAGTGGTACTGCGACTCTGCAGGCATTGACTGTTACTGGTGCGTTGACTGCGTCTAGTGGTGTTACTTTGGCAGTGCAGTCTCTTGCTGCGGCTGGTTCGGATAACACGGACGCTGGTGTTATTACTGGTTACGGTGTTGTTCATGCTACTGGTGCCAATGGCACCAAAGGTGTGATTCTACCTACCGCAGTAGCTGGCAAAGTTGTTATTATTAAGAATGCTGACGCTGCCAATGCAGTCTTGAAGGTGTACCCCGGTGCGTCCGACAAGATTAACAGCGGTACAGCAACGACTGGTGCACTGAGTATGGCGGCTAAAACGGCTGCTATGTTTGTTGCGATTAGCGATGTGGATTGGTTTACCGTCCCGTTGCTACCGTCGTAATGTAGTAGACGGGGGGCTTTATGCCCCCTGTTCATAGGAGAACATTATGGCAAAGACAGTTTCCCCTGCAATTGATACTAGCATTGCTGATGCTCCACGCCATGTGTGGGCAGAACTCGCTACGGGCGATACAATCAATGCGTTGAAACTTACAGGCGTTGGTGCTCGTAGGGCTTCAGTACAGATTGTTGGTACGTTTGGTAGCGCCACCATCAAGTTACAAGTATCAAACGATGGTACGAATTTTGCAGATATTAAAGATATTCACGGCACTGCGGTAAGTGCGACCGCTGCAGCGGTTTTTGAATTTACCAATGCTGCGGTCTATATTAAGCCCGCTATTTCTGGTGGAACAGGCGATTCGGTCAATGTCATTCTGTTTATGCGTGACTGATCTAGGAGATTTGTATGGCGACCAACCTAACTGGCTCAACAATTGCTAGTACCTATGATCAGTTGCTTCATATGGACGGAGGTCCAGAGGCTACTGAAAAAAGCGTATTGAGCGGAGTTGGTGTTGCGACTGCGTTAAAGCTGGGTACTACATCTGCTTCCGTTGGTAATATGCAGGTGACCAACAATACGATTGCTTCCACGAATACAAATGGCAATATCAATATCACACCAAACGGAACTGGTACCGTTGTAATTCCCAAAGTCAATATCCAGTCTGGAACAGTTGTATCGGATAATGTAACGATCACTGGTGGGTCGATTACCAACGTCACCTTTGCGGGTTCTTTTTCTGGGATGACACTGGTTGATGCTGCGACCCTCGCTACTAGTGATGTAGCAGCAGGCGTTAATCTCAACGGCAATACACTGGCTGCTGACGGCACCGATACCAACATCGACATCAATATCACGCCCAAAGGTACGGGCGAGGTCAACATCACCAATATCGATGTACTCAGTGGTAAAGTACCATTCACAACAATTACCAATCGTGCTTACGGCGAGTTCTATTCCACGCAAGATCAGACGGCTGCTGCTAATACACCGACTGCGATCGCATTCAATAATTCTGATCCGTTGAACGCCGGGATTACGGTTGCTTCCAACAGCCGTATTACGTTTGCTGCTGCTGGTGATTACGATGTGTACTTCAATCTACAATTGATAAATACCGAAAACGCAGATCACGAAGTTACAGTGTGGCTCAAGCTAAATGGCTCCGATATAGCCAATTCTGCTACCCGGATCGTTGTTCCTGCTAGTGGTGTAGGCGGCACTGGGTTTTTTGATTTCAATAAACTTCTGCGGGTTACAGCAGGGCAGTATGTCGAGGTGTTCTGGGCACCCGAAGATGCGGATGTATCTTTGAGTTATGAAGCCGCAGAGCCATCCACACCTTTTGCTCGTCCTGCTATTCCTTCCGCTGTTCTGAACGCTATAAGGATCGGATAATGGCTAAGACCCCTGCATGGACACGTAAGGAAGGTAAAGACCCAGAAGGTGGACTGAATGCCAAGGGGCGTGCCTCTGCCAAAGCGCAGGGTATGAACCTGAAGCCACCTGCTCCGAATCCCAAGACGAAGGAAGACAAAGGTCGCCGTGCGTCCTTCTGTGCCCGGATGGAAGGGATGAAGAAAAAGCTAACTTCCAAGAAGACAGCCAGTGATCCCAATAGTCGTATCAACAAAAGCCTGCGGGCGTGGAACTGCTGACATGGAAATCTGGAACAAGCCCCGTCCCAAGTCTCTGGGTAAGCCCAAGCCGCTGACTTCTGAGCAGAAGTCCAAAGCGAAAGCTGCGGCAAAGAAAGCTGGTCGTCGTTACCCCAATCTCGTTGATAATTTACGGGCAGCAAAAAAGAAATGACAAAGACTTGTCCCTCAT